ACTTGCGGTTGAAAACCAACAACCTGAAGAAAGGCAACAAGAATTATTAAAATCATTTGCTCATAATGTTACTACAATGCAATTTGAAACATTAAGAGAAAATATTATTAAAATTGAAATGCCTGATGGTAATCATGTTTCAAATAAAGATCATGTTAAAGACTGGTTGAAGAATATTAAAAAAGTTGAGTTTGATGCTCTAAATAGTAAAATTGACGACTTAAATAATTCTGGTACCGACATTGATTATAACGCAGAATGCCGGGCATGTTCGCACAAATATAATACCAGGATTAGCATGGATCCAATATCTTTTTTCGGATAAGGCTTCTTGACGCAGGATGGGATAACATCGACTCGCTAGTTGAGGAGTTTTGGACCGAAAGCGATCAATTTACTAAAGGTTTATTAGAACTGGTTGTTAATACCGAAGGTACGGTATCATACGAAGATGTGACAAAAATGAGTGCCAAGGAAAGAAAACTATTAATTGAAGTTGTTAATGAACGTAATGACAAATTAAATAAACAAATGCAGGAAAATACTAGAAAGTAGACGGCATTTCATAATCTCTACGATTGTTACTCCAGTGAGCATTTATACCATCCCATTTTTGAGATACTTCCGCCATTCTTTTCCAAGACATTTCATCCTTAGGTATTTTAGTTGCAGGTTCTCGTATTAGTTTATGTGGTAAAGGGTTTTTATATGTGCGTAATCTTGTATTTGAATACTTAAAAATATGTCCCCATCCAGTATGTGTATGAAAATGTTTTTCATGTACTTTTGGATCTGTTATACAAAATTTCATAATATCTAAAATAGGTTCATATAACATCGCTGAAGCACTATGGCTTCCAAAGTATAATATATCTACAATTTTTGTTTTGCCACGTTTTAAAGTCATATCTGTTGTATACATGCCATCAGGCTCTTTATTTTTTGCCCAACTTATTGCATCTTCAATAGGAGCGGCCGCATTATAGTTTATAGCACAATCTAATCGCATTCTATATACAATGTCGTAATTATCTTCTAATAATTTAAAACTATTATATGCACTAAAAAACATGCCGTATGCTTGATAATTTCCTGCATGTCCAATTTCATGTTCTGTTTCTTGTTTTTCAGGATCTCCCCAATAGCAACAATCTGGATTTTCTTCAAGCCATTCATCGATAATATTGTATCCTGTTACTTGTATTCGTTTAAAAGGATAACAATCATTTAAATCTCGTTTTAATTTTTCTAAATCATGTTTTACAACGACTTCGGCTACTGTTTGAGTATCCCATGTATGTAAGTAATAATCAACAGAGGTTTCCTCAGTTTCAAAATATTTTCGATTGAATAAACATCCTATATCTGCAAACCGAGGTTGTCCACTAAAACATACTGCTACTTTTTTCATATTTCAAGTTGTGTGAAATCATCAGAACATACTCCATAGAAGTCGCCTAATTTCATTGAGGGTGTTGGTTTTACTGCTATTGTGCGAGCGTCATTACCTGATTGTCCTGGATATGCCCATATGTATCCTTGAGACGTAACAGTATAATTATCTTCTTGGTGCCAAAATACATTTATCTTTTGATATGAAAGTAAATTATTTAAAGCCTCGAAATTTTTAGCATGACACCATAATCGATCTTGTCTATCTTGTAACCACGAAAAGTCTATCATGTACTTAGGATTGTCGTGTCCAAGCCATAAGCCATCTTTGTGATACCAAACATCAATTTCTGCTTCGTATCCGTTACTTAAAGATTTATCGATATATTCAGGAGCATTTTCAAGATCATTACTACCATTAGTATTACCTCTATGTGCTATCTTAATCATATATCTTTTCTCCATACTTAAACGATGAGCTTTGCTCATCGAAACTATCAGATACTTCGTATCTTCAGTTTAAATTGTTTGTTATGTTACTTATAATAGATATTAACTGATTTATAGAACTTATTCCCCGAGTGTCAAGCCACACTTAGCCTGTATATGGCTAAGTGTCCTATTCCCCTCGGAATGCACACCTCCTATTAACTAACCTAATTAAAGGAAAAGGCGGTTGGGCTGTACCCTTTTACAGTCTACTATACCAACGCAGGCTGAATGGTTATAACTATAGGAGGCAGTTTATAACCAGCCTTGCAAGTTCCAAAGTCGTCAGGATTGCTTGCTCGTTCCCATCTCGTGATGTATGGGCATGTTAATGATCATTGCCAACGGAAATCCGAACTAACACTATGTACTCATAGTATCGCTAGTCCTCGACCGGTCATTTCTGACAGTTTAGGGCGTATGGGTTACCTTTGATCGAAAGGTATTTTACTGAGTCTTTGTTTAATTGCCAAAAGTCGTTGTAGCCTGTGAAAAGCCAGTTTTTGTATATTGTATGTCTGTGGGTTTTAAAAGAGAGATTGTGGAGGGATTCTTGGAAGCCTATATATTTGCCTTTGCGGTTAAATTTTAGTATTAATAAGTTCAAATCTTTTTCTTCTGATACATCTAATAGTTGTTCTGTCCATTCTTCTAATAGCCTAATTTCACCATCAAATAAAAATTGGTGAAATGGAAAATCTGCGTATGATTTACATTCTACGTTAAAATATTTCCACTCGTCGGGTGGTATTATGTCTCCTCTGAAAGACTGTACTTGTCCCTCGGATAAAAAATCTTTTCGTACGACATTAGAGCCGCCAACATAAGCACCCGACGACGGAGTTCTTATAAAGCTCTCATTATATAAATCTGATAATTCTTTTGCAACTTCTCGTTCAAACGAACTGCCTTTAGTTTTACTTTTACTCGGCATCCTCTTCTATCGCGGCTTCGTGTATTGCTGTTAAATCTTCAACCGATTCTTTTACTTCATCAATAATACCGGCCTTTTCATTTGCATCAACTGCCATCATGTTTAGTGCTGTTAAATCTTCGACTGTTTCTTCTTCAGGTATATCCAATACATTCATTGCAGGTTCATTAGGTTTTGGAAGGGTAAGTGCTTTCCATAAATCCTCTAATGTAAACCATGAATCAACCCTGCATGAGTATTCAATGTCAAATCCATCATCTACGTTTATTCCCTCATCTCGAAGCCAATCTATAAACGCAGAATAATTTATATTATCTTTAAACCCGGCTAAAGAAGTGTCGCCAGGTGCTTCACCTACGTTATTTGAATGCTTCCATGCTCGTTTAACTATACCTGATAATAGTTCTTCATCGTTTGTTCTTTCTATTGTCATGAAATTATTCCTTGTATCTTCCACGGTGTAAAGCAAATAGTCCCTAAACTAAAGTGATCTGCTCCATGGTCCTTATACATATTTATTGTGTCTTTCGTGTAAATCCCTCCACCTGCTATAACGGTCACTGAGGGATACTTTGTCTTTATGAGCTTCAGAATCTTTAATGTGTAAGGCACTATCGCCTGTCCGCTCAACCCACCTTTCTCCGTTGGGATCGTGTTTGAAGCGTGTATCTGAGTGTATCCGTTCGCAAGGACGAATTCTATCTCTTTTTCTGTATACGTAGGGGGTATTTTGCAAATACACCATTCTCTTTTATCCTCTGTCCATTTACTAAATTGGGTACTACTTATATTATTGCATGAACTATGCAAATTGTCAATATTTGGACAAGAAATGTTTATTTCTACAGATGCGTTACTAGGCACAATGTTATACATCTTGTGCCAGTCATTATCTTCTATTTGTGCTAAACTTAAAATTTCCCAGGGTTTGTGTTTACGTACTCCAACATGTATGCCCGGATTACGTAATCCAATTCTATTTATCCAGCCACCACGTGTTGGCCGTAAAGTCTTTACAATTTGTTTTAATCTTCCTGGTCTTGGTTCTAAAGTCCATGAACCTGTTACTGATATTGTGTTTTTAAACTTTAAATAATTTCCAAATGGTGCAGATATAAAGTACATTAAAAGTGTTTCAAGACACCATCTTTATTTTCTTGTGTCTTAGTTTGTATTGGTTGTGGAAAACTTAGTTTATCAAGAATCCACTCAACAGATTCGTTATCGTCAAATCGTAATGCCATGCCTATATGCTTAACACCATCAACAAACGAAAAGCCATAATGTACTTTTTGTGTATTAACTGCATACCAACGACCGGGTTCTAACACTTCTATTTTATTATCGTAAACAAAACAATAATCTGTTGGGCGTGTATAATTTAAAAAACAAAGACATCTAACAGAATTTGTGTGTAACTTTCTCCACTTATCTCTATGAGGATATAAAAAAGAACCTGTGTTATATTCTAAATATCCTACATCTGTAGTATTTTTAGGTAATTCCCACGAATCAGGTGCTTTATGATATTCATATGCTATCTTTGCGCCTAGCTCGTTTGGATCTCTGCTATTTTTTATATTTGCCGGATCTTTATGAAATTCTTCAAGTTCCTGTATAATATTATCAGGAGCCCAAGCATTAAGATCAATAATATCTCCAGCGGCTTGAAATAAGTAATGTGCGTCAAATTGCTTCATAGTTATATTTATTCTAACACGAAGTCCTTTGTTACTTCATATGTTGTAAATCCGTTTTCTTTTGTTACTTGTAATATATCTGTAACCCTGCTTTGTAATTCGTCCTTATGACTTACAAGAAATACGTTTTTATTGCGTTCTCTTGACATTTTCTTTAATACTGCCATACTTGCTTCTACACCCATTGTATCCATTCCACTATCAATAAGTTCGTCTATACACAACAAATTAATAGGATGATTTAGATTTTCAAACACATCTCTAAATGACCAACTTAAACCTAGTATAAGTCTATTACGTTCTCCTCGCGATAAGTTATCAAAGTCTAAATCACGTCCTAGCTCTGTAATTTCTACATCTAAATCGTTTTTAAACTTAACATTATGTGGTAGTCCTAGATCTAACAAGTATTTTTGTAATTTACTATTTAGATATTTTAAATTTTGTTCAACAATAAGTTTACGTATATACGAATCGGGTTTTGTTAGCATATCCTTTAAAAATTCCCTATGAGTTAAATCATCAGTTAACTCGTTAAGTTTTTCAAAAGATACGTCAGTCCATGCTGAATCTTTTAAATTTTCAATCTGTTCAGCATACGGATCAGTTTCCTTTTGTTTTGTTTCTAATTTTTCTTTTAGATTTTCTAAGTTACTTTTATGTTCATATGCATGTTGTATATTTCCATAACTTACATGTGGCTTCTCCATATGATTTCCTAAAACTACACTTGCCGCCGTAGCAGATTCGTGGTCGCTTTGTGCTTTATCTAGTTGTTCGTTGGCGTCTTTTAATTGTTTTTCTTTCTGCTTAATTAAAGTGCCATGACCATTTGAATGTAAATCTTGTTTACAAAGAGGACAACTTTTATTCTTTAGTTGTTCAAGGTCACTTAAAATAGAAGCACGAACATTGTCGGAATGTTTTAATGCTTTTTCTGCAAGGGATAGCTCTTTTTTCGTAGCAGTTTTTGCAGTGATCCATGCATTAAACTCATCTAGTAATTCGTGTTGCTTTAGTTCTTTTTCAATATCTATTTTGCTTAAACGGTCAATTCCTAATTGTAGTTCGCTAATTTCTTTATCTTGATTCTTATTCCAAATAGTTGTACGACGTTCTAAATCTGCTATTGTTTTTTCTATTTTTGCATTTGCTTCTTGTTGTGCTTTAACTTTAAATTCTTCTTCTTTAATATTTGACTTTACTTCTTTGATAGTTTCTTTTAAAACATCAGCCTTTTCACTAAGTTGAGTAACACCCAAAATAAGCTCAATCATTTCTCTTTGTTCATGAGCTCGCAATGCAAGAAATGGTTCTGTATATGTATTAAGTGCAATTAGATGTTTAAAAAGTGTTCCGTTAATACCAAGTACTTTGTTTATTTCTGCTTGTGTATTACGTCCTTCACCTTGCATTTCATCTGTAGTGCCATTGTCAGTTTCATGTGCATCAACAATAAATTTAAAAATATTAGGTTTTCTACCACGTTCAATTTTATAAAGGTGTCCGTCCTTTTCAAACTCAACGGCACACATCATACCTTTGGCATTTGTTTTGTTTATTAAGTTGTCCTTTTTAATACTTGTTAAAGGAACACCAAATAAAGCATAACTCAAAGCATTAATAATTGTAGTTTTGCCTGTACCATTACGAGATTCGTTTGAACCCAAATCTAAATTATTACCTAGTACTAAGGTTAGCATTGAGTCATCAAATGTAACCGCTTGGGTTACATTACCTACACTCATAAAGTTTTTTACAGATAATGTTTTTATATTAAGCATTAAGGAAAGATCTCCCCATTACAAGATAATCGGCGCCAGCATTGATAGCATCCTTTGGCGTTGCTATTCGTGCTTGGTCGTCTTTAGTAGAAGTTGGCCGTATGCCAGGACAAATTCTAGTTAACTTATGTGCAGTATCTACCTTATCTATTATAGGTAAATCTGGAACTGGGCAGATAATTCCAGAAAAATTATCTACTATTTTACTAATATGTGAATCCCATATGTGGTATGTGGGTTTGTGGTGTATGTTGTATTCTTCTTGTTGTGTCCATGATGTAAGTGATGTTACACCTAACAAAAAAATATCTCTATTAAATTGTTGAAGTTGCTCAAATACTTTTGGACTATTAAGTGTACTAATTGTTATATAACTTGCTTCTAACTCTATAGCATGTTGTACTATTGATGTTACAGTATTCGGAATATCCCATAATTTTAAATCAAGGAAGATGTTAAGATCTCCATAAGGAGCCAACTCGTGCATGAGCAAATGGTTAACCTTAAATCCGTATACTTCATCTTTATATTTTTCTATAATATCTCTGGCTTTAGTCGCAGACATATTATCAAGTGCTACGAACACTCGTTTAGTTTGGTGTTTGTTCATTATGTATATCGTTATAAATTACCGAAAATATATTATCTACTTCGTCTTCTTCAATAATGACAAAATCACCTAAAACATCCAAGAGTACGTATCCACCGCCTTCGCGGTACTTACGTATTTCATAATCTCCGGTATGTCCAAGATGATCCGAGACATCTAAAATTTCCATATGTTTTCGTACATTCATAACGAATTGTAGATGCTTACTAATTTGTCGACTTTAATTGTTTCGCTCTTAATACATTGTAACTGATTTAGTACCACTTTGTCAACCGTTTCAAACTCTAATTCACCATCGGTAGTTTGGTCTTCTGTATAATCAGTATTTGTATTTGGAATCATTGTTATTTCACGAATAGGGTATTTTTCTAGGTATATTTCCCTAATTTGATTAGCCTCTTGATACGTTATATCTATATCTAAATTGACTTTTAAATGCGATTTAGATTTTAATATATCATCTGTATTATCCATTAATGTGCTAAGATCAAGTGTTTGATATCGTGGACAGTCTACCCAATTTATGTATTCAGGAACACCTCCCCATTCTAATATCATCATACCCCTATCATCATCCCACGCATCAGCAAAGTTGTGTGGGAAAGCATTACCTATGTAATGCACATTTGATTTGTTTTGTCGCTTATGAAAATGTCCAGTAAACACATATTCTTGATTAGGAAAATGTCCCATACCTGGTCCTCCATGATCGGGCATTTCTACCATAGCATTCATTTTAAAACCGCTAAGTTCTAAATGCCCAAACATATATGGTTGTTTAAATTTAACAACTTTTTTCCATTCATTTTCAACAAGCCACGGAACAATAGCAACATCACCATCTTGTACTATTTCATTTACAATTTCAATATTTTTCCATACCTTGCCAAATGGAAGCGAATTAATCTCACGTTTTTCTCTGTAATACAGATCATGATTACCCATAATCATGTACACCTTTTCAAACGCATTGCTTAGTCGTTCCAAATTGCTTATAGTATAATTTAATGTTGAAACATTTATTTGTGCCCTATGGTGATGCCAATCTCCTAAAAATATAGCAGTTTCACAGTCCCTTGCTTGTGCTTCGGTTATAAACCATTTTATAAATTCTTCACAATCATCGTTATGCAAACGACTATTGTTTCGCATTCCAAAATGTATATCTGTAAAACATGCAACTTTTTTAAACAAATTTGTCATTTTTCAGGTACCTCTAAAGGTAAAATTGATTCATCAGTTCCCCATTTTTGTGCCGATGCTTTCTTAGCCTGGAGATAGTCATTTAACTGTCTAGTGTAACTAGGATTATATCCATGTTTCACAAGTAAGTCATCACGTATGTTTTGACTCTTTTTCTCTAAGTTTAATATACGTGTAAAAGAGTTAGTTATAGCGGCTGTATAATATGCAAAAGGATTTGCTGATTTACTTTCATCAAACTGTAAACCTATTTGACTAAGTTGTAATAATGCTTGTGATCGCATTTCATCAACATATGTATAACCACGCCAGTTAGATCGCATACTGTAACGATCACATAATAGCATAAAACCTTTTGCTAATTCATCAGTAATATATCCGTGTACTGACGAAAAATGTCCATCTCTTAAATTGCCTTTCCAATGACTTCGTCCAACTTCAGTAAGTTTATCGTTGATTAATGTCCAATGTTTAAATGCTGGAAAGTTAACTTTAACATGGTAATCTGCTTCTGTCTTTGGATTCTTTTTTAGTTTTTCTTTTGGAGGGATGTGATCGTAACATGTAACTCTATAAATTACATGATTTTTAAGTTCTTTATCGGGGACCTTTATTGGTGGTTCTTGTGCCTCTAGTTTAGCCCTACGTATGTCCTTTGCGGCCTTAGTTGTTCTTATATTAATCTTGTCTAACGATGGTAAAATTATATCATAGTCAGAAAACTTTTCATCCTTAAACCAACAATAGGTTTTTTTAGATAAGTGTATCTGAGCTAGAAGATTTTTATTCGTTAGGTACTTTTTTGCGGCTTTTTTGCCGGGTGCTACTATTTTTTGCATATCAATCTACCTAATTTTGTGTTATATATATTATACACTAAGATGTGGTGAAAATCAACGGATAAATATCTAAAAGAAGAGATTACTCTATGCGTATTTTTGAAGTTATAAAATCGAATATTGATGTTGCCGTTTTTTACGGCGGAAGATTTCAGCCAATGCATAAAGGTCACTATGGGCTATACCAATCATTAGTTGAGAAGTTCGGCCCTGATAACGTATTTATCGCAACCACTTTTGGCAAAAAACAACAACAAGCACATGCCGCAATGGACTTCGATGCAGATCCTTTTACGTTTGAAGAAAAGCAATTTATAATTAATACAATGTATAACATACCAAACGAACGTATTGTTAATACACAACCATATAGACCTGATATGAGTCTAGTAGGGTTAAACAAAGAAAAAAATGCATTAATGCTTGCTTTTAGTGATAAAGATGCAGGTCGTCTTAAACCCGGTAATGTATTACGTAATTACGAACCTGGTATAAAATTAGAACCAAACTTCGTTGATGGAAAAGAACATAGAGCATACATTTATACATCAGCATTATTCCATGGCGGAGCAAATGCATCAGACTTTAGAAGCGGTATGCGAAAATTAGAATCTGATGATGCTAAGAAACAATTATTTGCACATTATTTTGGTAAGATGAATGATGCAGTATATAACTTAATTAATGAGAGATTAAATGGCAGGTGACACAGACCAACGGGCGTATCTATTACCACCGGAACACATAGTATCGATAATGAAAGAAAGTCCTATTTTTGAACCTATTGTAAAATCAGGGTTTAAAGTAATATTTCCTTTTACGCCAACTATACAAGGAATACATGCCGCAGATTGGGGACCTATGGGAGTAACCCATACAAATTATCAATACTATTCCTATCAAGGATCACAGTCACCGCAACTTAATTTAAGTGGTCCATTCTATAACCAATCACAAGAGGAAGCAAAATATTATTTGGCGTGTGTACATTTTTTTAGAATGGTAACTAAAATGAGATTTGGAAGATCAGATCCATATAGAGGAGCACCTCCGCCTATATTAAAGTTTAACGCTTTTGGAGACTTAATGTTTAAAAACATACCTGTTATTATTCGAAGTTTTAACTTTGAAATGAATCCAGCAGTTGACTTTATAGATATTGGTATTGGTAAGACTACCGGAGGATCAACATATTTCAAACAACGTGTACCAGTACAATCTAATTTATTTGTAGATATGCAAACACAATACTTGCCAGGTGATACACTTGATTGGAACATGGAAAAATTCGCTAACGGAGATTTAGTTAGGAAAGGGTTTATTTAATGGCAAAACCAACAAGCCACTATTCAACTACAACTTCTAATAACAAATACCTCGATATCTGGAACCCTCCTTCGCTACTAACAAAAACAGGTAAAGAGCAAACAGTAACAATCGAATCAAAATATGCAAATCGTCCTGATTTGCTTGCTTCAGATTTATATGGTTCTCCTAGATTATGGTGGACTTTTGCATACTTAAATGCAGATAAACTTGAAGATCCTATATGGGATTTTAAGGCGGGTCTGGACATTCTTATATTCGATCCAACTGATATAAGAAGGGTATAACATGGCCACCACACATGATGATGATGCACGTTATAATAAGGCTATAGGCGTACAAGCCAGAGGATTATCGGGCAACGATAAAGGAAAGTTTCTCCTTGGTAGTGTGCTTGATCGCTTTAATTATACATACCATCTTAGATTTACAATGTTAAATCCAATACAATCAAGAAAGATGGATCCTTCTTTAGGAGTTGTAATGGTAGAATCTGCAACAACTTCTAGGTACATTATTGATAGTTTTGAACTTACACAAACTGTTGGATGGGACAAAGTAACCCGAAGTGCTTTTGGCGGACGAGGTACTTTAGTAATTACCGAATCTGGTGGAGCATCATATTTAGATAGTATGTTACGTGCCTCAACTCTACTTAAAATACCTGATTATAAAGAAGCAACATATTTAATGGAAGTATCTTTTCCGACTGAAAGTCCATCTGATCCGCAGATGCCAATATATAAGTGGTTATTTAAAATTACAGGAATGGCAGTAAATGTTTCCGCCTCAGGAGCCCAATATTCTATACAAATAATAGATGTATCGCAACATGCTATTAGTAGTACAACCGCAATAATTAACGATGTTTTAGTTTTAGATAAACTAGAAACATTTGGAGATTTTGTTGACACTTTAGAAAAAGAATTAAATGATGCCCAACAAAAGAAAGTTAAAGTAACACAAATGGTTGCCAATGAATACGAATTTATATATCCTAAAAGTTGGAAATCGTGGAAATTAGAAAACTTAGATGCACCGGATGAAAATGATCCGTTTATGCGATCAACAAACGATAATACTAAAATACAATGTAAAGTAACAAAAGGAACTAACATACTTGATTTAACGGGTTTTGCAGTAGGTAATACAGCAGAGTTTCAAGGTTGGGTTAGTGATAAAAGTTCTTCTGGTGAAGCAACAGATAGAGATAAAACGGACGAAACAAAGTTAGATACAATTAAAAAGTTTTATAGAATACAAACAGATGTAGAATATTTAAAGTATGATGTTTTAAGAGGCGAATATGCCCAAAAACTTACATATAAAATAATGAGCTACTTGGAACCTAGACTAGATGCAGGAATGGCAAAAACATATGTTCCAAATATTGGTAATGCTCAACAAGCAAAAACTCGAGTAGACAAAATGCGTAAAGCAGGATTGCTTAAAAAAGTTTATGCACACTCAGGAACAGGTATAAACACAAATGTTTTAAACTTTGATTGTACAATGAATCATTCTTACTATTCATTACAACCTGTTTTTAATTCTGCTAGTATAGCACAAATACCTGGATATAAATTTGAACAGGGCGGAAAACATAAACAAAACAAATTATTAGATGACATTAAAAAAATAGATTCAAAAATAGAAAAATTACAATCGGCGGCAAATGCAGAAAGTTCGCCAGGCGTAATGGGTAGTAGTATAGCAAAAAGCCAAGAAGACGCAGTTAAACAACGAAATCAAAAAATGAACGAATTAGCATCAACTCCTTCAGTAAATGATGAGCCTTCAGTTCCTGCACCAACAAGTAATAAAGGACGAATGACAGGATTAACGTATGCAGAATCATTTCAGGATGAAGAAGAATACTTAAATCCAAATAGTTTTCCTATAAAATTTATAGAAGATGCAAATATGTCAACTAATATGGAAGCATTTCCAGGAGGATCACATCGCGGTAGGGCATTTTTTAACACAACATATTTAAATTTAAGTAACAATGCAGATTTTGCAAAAATAGATTTACATATTAAAGGTGATCCGTATTGGTTTGGAAGTCCTAATAGTATACGAGAAAATGATTGGCATGATGATGAAACCAATTTCTATGCTAACTATGAATTAGGAAGTTGTGCTTTCTTTTTTACAATGAATTTTCCGTCAACATCATTAGCATCAAGAGATTCAAATTCTCAATACGGTAGTCCTTCAGAAGCAAATATGGAAAGCAAAGGAATTAGCAATCCAACTCATCAAGGAACGGCTTCTTCTATGCTAACTGGAAAGGCTATGGCAAATAACGATACTTCAAGTAAAGGATTAACAAGTCCAGAACCATGGGTACAAGAAGCAAACGGATTAGAGGCTGTTTATCTAGTTACAAATATTATAAGTAATTTTTCTAATGGACAATTTACACAACATTTATATGGATTGCGTGATTGCACAATTAATATATCTTTAGTTTATGACGAGTTAAAAGGCGACATAGACTTAGTAAAACAACATCAAGATTTTTGAAATGGATAAGGAATAATGTCAGGATCAATAGAAAGTGGTATACCTAATCGCTATAAGACAGGTGCAGGATTATATAATAAAATGTCCGGCATCTATATTGGCAAAATAAAAAAGAATGAAGATAAAGAAAACCACGGCAGAGTCTGGGTATGGATTGGCTCAACTGGATCTTCTGAAGATGATGAACGCTATTGGCTTCCTGTTGTTTATACTAGTCCATTTGCAGGAGCAACAGATCAATTAAAAGTATCACCAGGTAAAACTTATAAAGCCACACAAAAAAGTTACGGCTGGTGGGCAACGCCTCCAGATATTAATAACTATGTAATTTGTGCATTTCCTGAAGGTGTGCCGTGGGGTATATGGTTTTCTTGTTTATATCAAACCAGTACAAATCAAACAGTACCGGGTATTCCTTATGATACTACTACTGCTGGAGAGTTTCCGGCGGCTAATAAAAATAGATTATCGCAAGGTAAAAAAGATACAACATTCCCGCCACATGATATAATAAAAGCCGGACTTACTACCCAAGGACTAGAAAAAGATAAAGTACGTGGACTAACAACTAGTGGAGCAAGACGAGAAAGTCCGAGTAAAGTATTAGGCATACTAAGTCCAGGACAACATCAGTTTGTTATAGACGACGAGGATCCTGATAGTGGTATACGATTGCGTACTGCCAATGGTGCCCAAATTTATATAAATGATACAAATAATTTTATCTACATTATTAATAAAGATGGTAGCAGTTGGGTTGAAATGGATGGTGAAGGCCAAATCAATATGTATGCAAAGAATAATATTAACATACATAGTGAAGCCAATGTTAACATACATGCTAATCAAGATATACGTATGCAAGCAGATAATATTGTAGGTATAAAAGCACTTGCCGATGTACATTTAGAAAGTGTTGGCAAGATGAATATCCAATCAGGCGATAATTTAATGATAACAACGGATGCAGATGGCAATATAAAATGTGCAGGCGGATATAAAGAAACTGCAAGTAGAATTGACATGAACGGGCCACCAGCAACTGCCGCAACTAAATTATCACCTAATTCGTTAGGCGAAAATAAAAATGTAACGTCTAGCATAGCAGTAAAAGTTCCAGAGCATGAGCCCTGGAAAGGTCATATAAATCAATAATGTGGATAGGTACAGATTGTCAACAAAATGAAGTGTTTGATAAAAACACTTATACATGGCCCACCGGACAAAAATATACTGGCGAATTTACAAAAAATCCAAATACAAATAAAAATAATCCACCAATGATTCCGCATGGTAATGGTACATGTGAATATCCAGACGGAAGAAAATTTGTTGGTACATTTAATTTAGGACAACCTGTAAAAGGAGAATGGAATGTAGCAACAGATATAGTGCAGGATAACAAAATGTATACTTCTGATGGCAGAGTATACGAAGGAAATTGGAAAGACGGTAATGCTAAGTTAACATTGCATACAGGCACAATATACGAAGGCACATTTAAAGATGGACAAATAATCAAAGGCACAATGACACTTCCTTCAGGAAGAGTATGGAAGGGCGAATTTGATGAAAATATGAAACGATATTGGCACGAACCAACGTTAGAAACAGATACTCCACGTGGTAAAAGAAAATACTACGGAGATGTTAATAGTACCGGACATGAAGACGGAATAGGATATTTTACTATTGAAGATGGTACGCAAGGAGCAGGCGAATTTACTAACGGATGGTTATCGGGTATTTCTATTTTACAAAGAGCTTCCGGCGAAATATATGCTATTGATAGAAATAATAATGATAAAGAAGGACATGGCATTTATGTTTGGCCGGCAAAAAATGCATATGAAGAAGATACATGGTATATCGGAGAATTTAAAAAAACAAAACCAGAAGGATTTGCAATATTTAAAACAAGTTATGGATATACATGGATTGGCGAAGTTAATAGATCATGGATGCCAGTAGAAGGCCGCGGAAATTGGTTTAATAGATATGATCAACCTGTAGAATTGCCTATATGGATTGGTGGTGAAAAAAAGTTTGAAGGCTTCGGTACAAATATTGCTTCAAATGGAGTATACTATCAGGGAGATTGGGTTAACGGACAACGACATGGCTGGGGTATTCATACTAAACCAGATGGATATAGATATGAAGGCGAATTTAAACACGATAAAAAACATGGCAAAGGTATATTTTTTAAAGCCAAACACAACAATGTATATGAGGGAGATTTTGCTGATAATCTTCCTAATGGTAACGGCATACGTTATAATCCAGAAGGGCCCTCTGGTCCAGTTATACATAAAGGAACATTTAAAAACGGGTTGTACCACGGAAAAGGAGAAATGCGATTTAGTGATTGCACATCCTTTTTTGGCACTTGGAACAACGGTGAATTAATTAAGGAGGATTTAAAACGATATGAAGAACACACAGGAACACAATACCCAACTTGAAGCAGGTAATCTTGATAACGGTATTGGCATCAAAAAGTATAAACTTAAAAAACACGCCGGAGTTTTTAAGCATAATATAGAAAACGGTGTAGGCATTACAGAATGGCCATCGGGTGCTAAACTATACGGTTATTTTAAAGATGGCACAATAAACAGTTTAGGACTTTTTATAACAAGTAATAAATTAAGATACTATGGTAAAATAAAAGATTTCAAGCCTGTTAATAATAAACATTGGTTTGATGATAATAACAATGCAGTTAATTTTACCTTGGAAGAGTCGGTCAATATATTTGCAAAAGAAATAAGTTAAATATATGTAAGGGATATTTTAATGATAACAGTAGCACCAACAGTTGATTTTAGTATTTTTACAGCCTCAACGACTGTAAACACAACAACAAAGGCATTAATAACCAGTTTTTCATTAAGTACGGCCGGTAAATCGTTTATTTTATCGCAAACACGTTATCGCCCTGTAAGAATATATCAAAATGGCACATATCAACAAGGTTACTATAATACTACTCTTGACTTTGAATATGGGCTAACTTCAACAGAAGCATACAGAGTATACGAACAAGATGTTGCAGATGCCGCAATATTTGTTAAAAACTTTTATCCCGACACTACAACATGCACCCAAAATCAATTTGATGTGTTAGTTAGTTTATATTTCTTTGAAAGAAATTTACGAACATTTATAGGTAATTCAGGTACATACGACATACAAACTGCATTCTTATCTGGTACTGCTGAAAATTTTGCAAATATATTAATGGATACATCTGCTAATAGACAACGACATTTTAAAGAAGCAAAAATATATGCCTTAGGAGAGTATGGAGATGCGTTAACTACGGCGTGGCTTCGTAATGAAGGTATACAGTATATGCGAGCTAATTATCCGGATAATTTTCCTAGTGCGGCGAGCAGTCCAACGACCGAGCAAAAAAGGCAAGCTCGGTTATCCTATTACCGTGAAGTTCAACTTTGGCTAACAGGAATGACCGAGCTTGAAAAGCAAGATACAACTAACTTATATGATCAAGTTGTTGCAGGAACAATAGATCCACTAAAAGCCTTAATTGTTAAGTGAAACAAATTGTCCGTTTACTACCCTTTTAAACTTTTTACCAGTTTGTGAGTGGTAATAATCACCATTCTCAAGTTGTCCATGATTGAATGTACCTTCCATGTATTTCTGGCCTGGATTTCCAGCAGTATACATAACACCATATCCATCCGGACGATACCATGTTTTAACATGCTTACCATTTAAGTCATAATGTTCATGAATTACAACTCCGCCTTCGTATCTGTTACGACTTGATTCACATGGTACTCCTGGTATTGCACCTCCCCAGTGAGCAACAATACAACCTTTAAAATCATTTAGATTTGTTACAGATGTATTAGTTTTGTCCAAGTCCTCAGTTCGTTGTACAAATCGTTTGCTATTAGAACTTACGTTAGTTCCTGAGTTTGTAAAATCACGAGTCCATTTAGACCCGGTATTTGTTGCAATAACTTTCTTTGGAACAAATTTCTTTTTTGTTACTTTGTTAGCAATAACCTTACTTACAGTATTACCAGTTTTATTGCTATTTTTCTTAATAACTTTTTTAGCAACAGGCTTCCGTTTCTGTTTTTTATTCTTAATTTGTTCAAAGAATTTGTTTGTTTGCATAACCTGATTCATAGCAAGTGTCTGATTATTCCGCTCAACTACTTGAATTCTATTTTCAAGTTTTTCGTTTTTCTTAGATAATTTTGCTATTGTTTCAGATTGTTCTTCAATATAATTATTTGCAACTTTACGATTTGCTCTACAGGTGTCCATTTCATCTTTAGGAACTCTAATTAATGTAGACACTAAAAATGAATGTCCCATAAAACTTCCACCATGAAAGTTACTGTATCGTTCTAAATAGCGATCCTCAGTTGTTACATTTCCCATATATAATTCTGCTCTCATTTTAGCAAACGAATTACCTTCGGTCAATGTATCAATTACACCACCATTACCGCCAATACTAATATCTTTATGTTCTTCAATAACAGAAACATTAAGTCCACAATAACGAGCAAACGAAATCATAGCATCGTTAAATGATTCATTGAATGCATCTTTTCGTTCTGTACGTCTTGCTGACATTCCAACAAAATAAAATGCATCACCTTCTTTTGGAGTTTTTCGTAACCACGCAGGTTTTACTTCCGGTTCAGTATGATCTAACTGAGTATACGTGGATACTTTTGGTGTATTCATTGCTTGGCTCCAAGTTTTAGGGGCCTGCTTTGCTGTCGCAGTTGAACAACCAACTATAAACGGGAGGAGTAAGTATAAAATCTTATCCTTTATTGTTATTTTGTTTTTCATCTTGCCTTTATTTGCCTAAGTTTAAAAGAAAGGAGTGACCTAAGCCACTCCTGAGTGAGTTTACTGAGTTACTGTTTCCTCAAGTGGGCTAACTTCAGTTTGAAAAAAGTCATCATCGCTGATGCCTTCTTTTTCAACTATTTCCCAGAACTTAAGACTATTGACTGCCTGCTCTTGAGCGGCCGCCGTTACTGCATTACTTGCTTCTTGCTTTGCTTTAAAAACATTATGCTTGGCAGTATTACTAAATGCCTCAACAAAATGTTTCTTTGGCATTGACACAAGTGCAAAATACTTGTATCCTGGGCGTCCAACCATGTCGGCTTCACGCTCAAAATACCACTTAGTAGTACGAGCACCTTTAAGTACATTCATATGAACGAACTTGTAATAACCCCTTGAACCTACTGTTGGTGCAAGTGTGGCTCCATCAAGACCGAAACCTAATTCGGCTTCTTCATACTTTGCTTTTGCTACGGTACTCAAATACTCCATACCGGAGAACAACGCATCACGTTTCGCGGCACGTCTTGCCGATTTTTCAGTGGCGTAAAGTGAACTTACACCAGTAAAATAAATCAGATCTCCATCAAGCAATGGCTCATTCATTACCCACTCAGGACGATCAGATTGGTCTGGATACGTGATTGGTTTTAGTTGTTGAACAGTAGTATTAGGTACAACATAATTATGCCCAATAGAACCATCACTACTATATGAACTAGAACTAACAGATGGCCTTTTGTCACTACATCCGACAGCCACCAATGCAATTACCATTGCAACGAGGATATTTTTCATAACATTTCCTTTCAATTAAGGATTAACAGTTAAATTAAATGTGTTTACACGATGCAAACACTTCTGACCTCATGCAATTATTATACACTAAGCATACTCTAGAGTCAACCTCTTTTTTAATTTTTTTTCATAATAGAGCCATTTTTTTGCAAAATCACACGATTTTGTTTCATTTACCCAGGGGCCACCTAGTGTATAGTGATAAATTTTTATATTTTTAATCGGATTGTATTCGCCTACGAGGAAATTATAGTGTATAGGCATTTTACCTATAAAGGGGGTTTCGGTCCATTTAAAGTGCATTAAATCACTTGCTGGAGCATTATTAACATAAGATAATGTTAACTTTCTGCAATCAGGATGTCCGTTATTAAACAACATAAAACTTGACCAATTCTTACGTGGAAAGTCTGCATTGTGTTCATCTTTAACGCCTGAAGCAATATATTTTGATTTAGCAGGAGTATAATTATGCTGAACTACACTAACCGCTTGCATATCATTTATATAACGAAGTGTTTCCATTAGATTACATTCAACAATAAAGTCATCATCCATGAATATACTGTAACCCTCAAATTTACAAAAAGCAGGACACATAAATCGAGCAATAGTGTGATCTGTATTTTGATCCGGTGCTCGTTTTCTAGTCCACCCTGCTAGGTGATGAGGATGCATAGGAAAGATACGAGCCTCAGGATTATATGTTAAAATGCTTTCTTTACACACATCCGATACATGAGGGCGTTCATGTGTGAGTCCTATGAAGATGTTTAATTTCGGTAGTTTTTTCATTGGTAAATATATAAAATTGAAGGTACTTCGTATGGCTAAGATTCTATTTAAAGGTTACTCAACAATCGATAAGAAGATTGGAAGTACGCAACTTTTTGATTTAAATTTAGCAAAACAAGATTTAATGAACCATTTTTACACCAGACGTGGTGAACGTGTAATGGAACCAACTTTTGGTAGTCTTATCCCTACATTGTTATTTAACCCGATTAATAACGATATGGATGATATAATTTTACAAGATGCTGAATCAATTATAGATACAGATCCACGTTTTGAATTAGTTACAGCAGATACCACAATTAATGCAGATGCTAATTCAATTACATTAAACTTGTTATTAAACTATACACCAGATGATAAACAAGTAACTATGGAGTTACAATTCGACGCAAGAGCTGAAGAGGCAGTATAAATGGCAACAACATTACGACAGAAAAAACTTTTAGCCGCTGAAGATTTCACGGCTTTGTATGAATCATTTGCAAGTGCAAATTTTAAAGCATACGATTATGATAGTATCAGAGAAGCATTAATTAACTATGTACAAGACAATTATGCTGAAGATTATAACGATTGGATTGAAAGTAGTGAATTTGTTGCTTTAGTAGATTTGTTTAGTTTCATTGGACATAGTATTGCATTTAGATTAGATTTAACAACTAGAGAAAATATTCTTGATACTGCAACTAAATCTTCAAGTGTTTTAAATCTTGCAAGGTTTGTTGGATATAATCCAAGCAGATGTAATCCTGCAACCGGTTTATTAAAATTAAAAGCATTACGTACAACAGAAACCATATACGATTTTAATGGGACTGATATAGGTAATACTGATATAATTTGGGGTGATGCAAGTAACACTGATTATTATGAACAATTTATTACAGTATTAAATAGGGCATTTCAAACTATTAATCAATTTGGAAATCCTTATAAAAAAGGAACAGTTGATAACATATCAACTGAAGTATATAAATTAAATTCTAATATAGAAAAAGCAGAAGTTACATATCCTTTTACTGCTATTGCTAACGGATCTTCTCATTCATTTGAAGTTGTTAATGGATCATTTAAAGATACTGAATATTTTTACGAAGACGATCCAGATCCAAGTGCCGCAATGAGTTTATATTATAGAAATGATGGAACAGGATTTTTAAGCAAGGATACTGGATTCTTTGTAATGTTTAAGCAAGGGTCATTGCAACATACAGATTATACATTAGATAAAGCAATAGAAAACAGAGTTATAGATATTGATACTGAAAATATTAATAATACTGACGTATGGGTACAAAATATTAGTGCCGATGGTACTGTAACAACCGCAAACAAATGGACTAAAGTAGATAGCACCGAAGGTAACAATGTAATATACAACTCATTAAACAAAAACATACGTAAGATTTTTTCTGTAATTTCAAGATTAAATGATACTATTAGTATTAAATTTGCTGATGGTAACTATGGTGAAATTCCACGTAACCTAATGAGAGTGTGGTATAGAACTAGTAATGGCGACACATATGTTTTACGAAGTGCTGATGTACAAGATGTATCTATAACAATTCCATATATTGGAATTGATGGATTGTCATATGATTTAACATGCACATTTGATTTAGAGTATACTGTTAGAACTGCTACCGCAACCGAAAGTGTAGATAATATTAAACAAAATGCACCATTAGTTTATGCAAGCCAAAACAGAATGGTTTCAGCACAAGACTATACAGTATTTCCATATACTCAAAGTAGTGCCGTTAAAAAAGTAAAAGCAGTTAATAGAACCAATATTGGACATAATAGATTTTTAACATTTAACGATCCAACCGGCGTATATACTAATCTTAACATTTTTGGATCAGATGGATACATTTACAAA